ATCGCTAATTTCCCCAAGCGTAGCCCATAATTTTCGATTTTGCTCCAAAGATCGAGTTTTCTTTTTAATCTCGCAAATCATGTCCTCAGATGCCATTTTTATTGCTTGCATGGCATTTTGTTTGACTTGCGGATTAATCAAAAAGAAGGTTTGCTTATCGCTCATACGATGTCGGAAGTCTGAGAAATACCCTTGGCACGAAGGATTTTGCGCACTTTTCGATAAACACGCTTCAAAATGTCAGCGACTGCTTGATGGCTTATGCCTTCAGCTTCGGCAATTTCACGCAATGTCATTGGTTCTTTCATTTAATCTTCCAAAATATCTTGAGATTTAATATTACGTTCAGCAAATAACTTACGGATTTTTTCAATAGCCCTACGTTCAGTTGCCATTACTGTTTTTGTATTAAGAAACAATTTCTCAGCGACCTCTGCTTGAGTCATTTCAAATTTATCTGTCTCTTTTCTGCTTGTGGGGCATTTATAAGTCATTTCTCTTGCGTTTTTCCATACCATATTTGCTCAACAATAGTTTTAAGACCGACTGTTTGAAGTTCTTTGACTACCATTGTTGTAAGCCATAACCAAAGTGCCGTAAACAAAACTGCTAAACCAATTATTAATGTTGATAATTTCATTTCTCTTGTGCCTTTTTTAGTAATTCAATGGTTGCAGTCCAATTTAATGCCGACTTCCCTTGCCACTTTTCTAGCTTGCTTAAAATCAATTCATCAGGCTTTTTAAACTTTTTAGCTAAAGCAACAGTCAAAGCTGTTTCCATATCTGCCGCCCTTTGCATAGCTTCTAGCCTAGACTTTTCTATACCTTTGGCAACATAGTCAGAAACATAAGCACCGCACTCAGGGTTTTTTTCAATATAGCTTTGGACATACCAATAAAATTCTGAATGTTCGGTCATTTCTCACCAGCCTTTCTTAGTATTGCTAATGCTTTTCTAGCCCAAACTCTGTCATATTCTTTCATTTCTTCTGACAATTCAGAATAAGGAATCATTAGACTAGCCCATCTTGCAAATATGTTGTCGCTAATTTTTTCAGATTTCATTATTGAATCAGCCCATGACATCCATTGGTCGTGTTCAAGTTCAGCAAGACCTTCAATTATTTCCTCATCTGTTAGTGTCTTTAATGGGTGTGATTGGGTGTTGAATTGGGTGTCTTCAATTCCTTTTTTCAATAGATTAGGGTAAAAGCAAATCATTTCCTCACCATTTTGATTGGTATTTAATTGGGCTTTTCCAAATTTAATTATGCTGTTGTATGCGTTCATTTCTCTTGTGCCTTTCTTAGTAATTCAGCTATTGACCTGCAATCTTCCGCAACACAACCGCCATCACAATCTGCATCGTCATAGGAAATAAGTCCATAAGGGTCTGTTTGTTCAATGTATTCTGCCGATATTTCCAGCATTTGAATTGCTCTTTCTATTTCCTCATCTGTTAGTGTCTTTGCTGGATGGGTGTAAAGTGGAATTAAGTCGTTCGGGTTTGCAGACAAAAGACGATGCTCAAAAATTACTTTAGTTGCTTTATGAAGCCATCGTATAGGTTCATTATTCATTATTCCCATCCCTTTTCATAAAAGCTAGTATTTGATCTCGACTCGGTGCATTCTTGAACCTTGCTATTGACGCAAGCATGATTTCCTGTTGTTTCCGGCTCGGCCTCGCGCTTTTCACCAGCCTCACACAACAAAAAAGGCATGACATATTGAAAATTCCCGATGAACCAGGGCATCGTGAGGATTCGCATTGCATTAATCTCCTTTCAAGCGATTAGCAACCAAAGTGGCATATCCAGCAATATCATGCCAATGATCGTGAATATCAGGATTGCCATTAAGGATTCGCGCAACTTTGTGCATAATCATCTCAAGCGCTTCTTTTTGATCATCTTCAAGACCGCCATAGTTGTATTGAACGCTAATTATTGCTTTTAATTTTTGGCTGATTTGAGCATGGTCAGTAAATATTCCATGAGTTTTTTGACGCTGATCTAATGTTTCATTGATGTCCATTTTCTAGCCTTTCTTTTAATAATTTCCATGCGATTGCAGCCACTCTTGATACTTGTCCGTTTCCAATGGCTTTAAGTCTGTCCACTCGAGAGGCCACCCCATCAGCCACTCTACCCACGTTGGGTTCAGCCGGCCACTCGTATTTGGTTTTTCTTTGCTCATTACTACTTCCCCCAAATTGCTTTTCCAATGTTTGCAATCGGGATCTAGATGCCGACTTATTGCGTGACGTGAATCTTGGCAAACTGGAGTCGGCCACATTTCCATTCTTTTCTTTAATGCTTTTCTTGAATTGCTCCCTCCATCCAATCCAGTCGTGTTCGGAGTATGAAAGAAATTCTCGTTGTTTGGCACATATCCAAATTCTTTCTCTAAGATGAGGTGCGCCCACATTTGCTGCTCCAAGCACTCCCCATTCCGCATCGAACCCCATTTTGGCCAAATCTCCAAGTACAACTCCAAGTCCTCTAGAAGTGAGCATTGGTGAGTTTTCCACAAAGACAAATTTTGGTCGTACTTCGCAAATGATGCGCGCCATATGTTTCCACATTGAGCTACGCTTTCCTGTGATTCCAGCACCCCCCCCCGCTGCTGATATGTCTTGGCATGGAAATCCTCCAGATACAACATCAACAATTCCAGCCCAAGGTTTTCCGTCAAAGGTTTGAACGTCATCCCAAATCGGGAAACTCGGGAGAAGTCCGTCATTTTGTCGGGCGCACAGTACGCTAGCTGGGTAGGCTTCCCATTCGACTGCACAGACTGTTCGCCATCCAAGCAAATGTCCCCCAAGTATTCCTCCACCAGCGCCTGCGAAAAGAGCCAACTCATTCAAAACCTCGCCTCCTCAAATTTAAATACTGGTTTATTGATCTTTTTTGCAACAATTTTCCATTCAGGTCTAAGTGAAACCAAATAACGCGCTTCGGTTTTGCTTTTTACCTGACGAATCATGCCTAGCTCGTCATAAATGTAATAAATCACGCAGGCCTCCTTTTATCGCGTTGATCCAAAATAAACTTCTTCATCTCAAAATAGCTATTAAAACGAGCCTTGGCTGGATCTCCACCGCATTCGATACGATATGCCTCCTCAATCTGTTTATCGCTTCCAAGGGGCAATTCTTTGGCTTTCTGTGTTATTTGTGCAGCCTGTTGAATCCACGATGCCTCAAAAGAGCGCCATCCTTTAAAAATAATGGTCTCCAAAACATCGGATAAGGGCATTTTTGCCAAATTAGCCTCTTTGATCAATCTTGCCAAAACGCGATCCGTCACCGGTGCTTTAAGCCTTTTCCTATAAATCAAAAAATCATTCCAAAGATCAACACTAACTCCTTCAGGAGTTGCGACTTTAGGAGCAGTATTTATTTGTTTGTTGTTTGTTGTTTGTTGTTTGTTGTTTAGGCTTTTTTTGGGTTCATCTTGGGTTAAGTCTGGGTTAGCGATGGGTTTTTTACCCTTCTTAGGCCTACCGCCAAGCCTTCCGTTGGCTTTTTGCTTTTCCAAAAATTTGTGATAATCGGCAATTTCACCATCAGCTCGGTAGTTTTTATAGCCCTCTTCGGTCAACTCAAAAAACTCATTTAATACAGATTCAACAATTTTAGAATCCATGCGTAACCTACGGCTTACCAATGGGATATTGCTGGGTATTGGAGATTCTGTATCGTAATATATATCCAATAGCCTTCTATAAGCTAAATCTTCTTCAGGTGTTAAATGAAGCGTGTGCTTCATGTAATCCCCAATGTTGAAATTGTAATAGTGCATTTCAGTCCTCTTTAAATAGGTCTGGTCGCAAAATTTCTTTAGTTAATCTGCCTTCCGAAAGTTCCCTCAATTTAGCTAAATGTTTGATTGGAATATGACCGCGATCTGCCCAGTTGTAGATTGCAGTTGCGCGAATGCCTAAAATTTTGGCAAGGCGCGTTAATGTGCCGAATTCGGCTTTTAAAAGCTCAAGTTGATGCATAAATCCTCCTTTTTCAAAACTATACCACAATAAAATGATATTTTAAGAATATAAACTAGGGAAAGCACCTATAAAATAATTACATAAAAGTGTTGCTAAGTGGTTTTATTGGTGTATAGTAACACCCATGCAGTAAATTTTTTAAACAAGTGATGAAGGAGAAAGTGATGAAAAAAGCAATTTTTGAATGGATCGGGGTAATCATTCTTGGAATCATCTTAGGCGCGATGTTCG